GCAGCAAATGATCTCTATCGAGAGATACGTAATCCTGAGCACTGGTCTAGTGGCAAGACTCCGTTCACCTATATGAACATGCCAGCAGTACTTGAGTTTGCAGATGACCCTGAACAATGGGTTACATTATGGCCTAAGTCCCATATACCATGGGAGGGTTCAGAGGAAGAGGTTCAACCTGATGAAGATGGGTTATACCCGAAATGGAACGGCCCCGCACTATTTAGGCGCCGAAGTGAAGTTTCAGCCTCTGCCTGGGCTTTGGTATATCAGCAGCAAGACATACAAGAAGACTCTATTTTTCCACCTGGATGTGTTCAAGGCTCCATCAATGGGATGCGCAAACGCGGGCCGTTAAAGCCAGGCGCAGCAGGACACCCTAAAGAACCAGGTTCTTATTACACCATCATGGGCTTAGACCCAGCGATGAGTGGTAGAACAGCGGCAGTAGTTATGACTGTAGATCGCATGACGCGTAAACGGTACATACTAGATGTTGAGAATATGAAAGATCCAACACCTGCTAAGATACAAGAGTTAATTGAGGACTGGTGTACTAAGTACAATCCTCAAGAACTAAGAATTGAGACTAATGCTCATCAGAAGGCTTACGCCTTAGACGCAGATCTAAATTCATACCTAGCCTCTAGAGGCATTAGATTCTCAAGTCAATTCACAGGTAAGAACAAGTGGGACACATCTTTTGGTGTAGCCGCGATGTCTGGTCTATTTGGCACTATGCGAAATAACCTACATCAAGATAACAACCTTATAGAACTTCCCTCACAAGAAGGCTCTGAAGGTATCAAGGCTCTAATACAGCAATTGATTACTTGGAAACCTGATACACGTGGTCCTACAGACTGCGTTATGGCTCTATGGTTCTGTGAACTAAGAGCACGTGAAATAGTTAATAATGGAAATATAAATCAGACCCATATCAAGAATAGATGGGCTACTCGCAAACAGATCGATAACCGCTTTACTGTAAATGTAAGCGATTACGAGATGTCTTCGTACGAATAGGAAACTAATGTCAGTTAATATTGAGGCTATCGCGCAACGCGTTGATAATCTAAAACTACGCTATGCGTCTAGAGATGCTCGTATGTCAGATATTCTTGCTGTTCGCAAGGGTAGAATGACTGAGGTATTTCCTGATCTATTCCCAGAGGGAATGAATTCAGCCATGGTTGCCAACTTCGTAGATGTTGCAGCCCGTGACTTAGCAGAGGTACTTGCTCCTCTTCCATCATTTAATTGTTCAACAACTAATACTACTTCAGATCGTGCTAGAGCATTTGCTGATAAGCGCGGTATGATTGCCAATAACTATGTTTACCAATCACGTCTACAATCACAAATGTACTGGGGCGCTGATTGGTATTTCACTTATGGCTTTTTACCTATTCACGTTGAATTAGATTTCGAGACCCAACTTCCTCGTATTCGAGTAGAAGATCCAGTTGGTGCATATCCTGAGTTTGATAGGTTTGGTCGTTGTATTTCATACGCTAAACGCTATATGAAAACACTAGGAGAGTTAGCAAATGAATATCCTGAGTATGCTGGTGCAATCCTTGGTCAACTTGGTTACAATCAAAATACCAACTCTGTTGTGGAACTTATCCGCTATGCAGACAGAGATAACATTGTTCTTTATGTACCTAGCCGTGGTAACCTTGTATTAAACGCAGCAAAAAATCCTGTAGGCAAGATGCTTACATTTGTTGCTCGTAAACCTGGTATTGACGATGAACCTCGTGGACAGTTTGATGATGTTTTGTATGTACAGTTAGCAAGAGCACGTTTTGCTAATTTAGGTATGGAAGCAGCAGAGAAGGCTATTCAAGCCCCTCTAGTTGTTCCTACTGATGTAGTAGATTTGCCTATGGGTCCTGATGCGATTATTCGCACATCCCAACCGCAAGGCGCAATCTGAGATGCGTCTTGGTGCTCGTTATCCTGAAGGCAGATCTGGAACAATCGACGCTAGTGTTATCACTGGTCAAGGTGTTCAAGCGCTATTAGGAGCATTTGATTCTCAGATCAAGGCTGGGCAAACCATTCTCGCTGAGACTTTTGAAGAAGTTGTTAAGGCTTGCTTCGAAGTTGACGAAATGGTGTTTAATACAGAGAAATCAGTTAGAGGTGTCGCTCAGGGTACTCCGTACGAGTTAAAGTACACACCAAGCAAAGACATCAAAGGCGACTCTTCAATTGAAGTACGCTATGGATTGATGGCTGGTCTTGACCCATCACGCGCTCTAATTTTCTCTCTGCAAGCACTAGGTGCTGAATTAGTATCTAAAGACTTCATCCGTAGAGAACTTCCTTGGTCCGTTAACGTTACTTTGGAAGAACAACGAATTGAAATTGAAAAGATGCGTTCTAATTTGACCGCTGCTATTACAGCAACTGCGCAAGCAATTCCTGCTATGGCTGCACAAGGTCAAGATCCATCACCAATGATTAAAAACATTGCTGATGTTATTACGCGTACACGTAACGGGGAGAGCATAGAGAATGCTGCGTTGGCCGTATTTACTCCTCCTGCACCTACTCCGCAGGAGCAACAAATGGCACAAGCGCAGTCTGGTATAGTTCCACCAGGTTCACAAGCCCCAGTAGAGCAGGCTCCCCTGTCCCCAGCCACTCCTGGATCCGCTTCTGGTGGAACTCCACAACAAGGAGCGCCAGATCTAATGACGATTTTAGCAGGTTTACAAGCGCAAGCATAATTAAGTAGGGGACAATGACTGCAATCGTAGGGATTCAAGGCAAAGGTTGGGCTGTTTTAGCAGCAGACTCAATGACTACATATACAGATAGACCTTATGTAGCCAAAGGATGCGACAAAATAGTTAAAGTTGGTGAATATTTAGTAGCAGTTGCAGGTGATGCAACCGCTGGTGATGTAATTTATAACCTATGGCAACCACCTAAAGTAATTAAAACGCAAGAACCTGACCGTTTTATGATGATTAGGGTACTTCCTTCTATAAGACAAGTGCTTACAGAGGCAGGTTATGACCCTAATCCAAAGATTAAAAGCGATGATGATGCTGGATGGGACGCATTGATCTGCTTTAACGGAAAAGTATACCAAGTTACTGATGATTTTGGGTATATGCGTGATGATAAAGGTTTATACGGTATTGGTTCTGGTGGATCTATAGCCCTTGGTGCGTTAGCAGTAATGGATACAGAGACAAAGACACATGCCAAAGCAGCAAGTGCTGCTAAAAAAGCAATTAATGTTGCTATTCAGTATAACGTATGGTGCGGTGGACCCGTAAACGTTAAAACACAATTTACTAAGTAGGAGATATAATGTCAATTAATGAAGTTGTAAGTGGAGTTGGTAAGGACGCAAAGCGTACCGACAAAAATATTTCTGAAAGAGTAGCAAAGATCCAAAGAGAAGCAAAGATTCAGAATGCTACTGGCGGAACTTATAGCCAAGCAACTCAATTACAAAACATAGCCTCAGGTGCTTCTACTGAAGTGCCTCAAGCAGCAATTAATCCTACTCAAGCAAACATTGTTACACCTAGAGTAGATACATCATTTTTTACAGAACAGAATCCTAATCCAAGTTTTATTACAGATGGTGCTCCAGGAAATACCCCTGGCCGTCAGCCAGAAGAGTTACCTGCTCCTATTGATGCCCCTGATAATAATGCTCTTATAGCACGTGCTATGTTCTTAGCAGATCCTACGCCTCAAAATCGTAGACTTATGGAATCATTTATTCAAGAAGGTCGTTAATGGTCGATCCATTACTACAGTCTTGGACTAAACAAAAGTATACAAGCCTATTTGACATAGACCCTGTATCGAGCAATTTACCTAATATGGTAGATCAGAAACTCTCAGGTCTAGATCAAGCCACAATACAGAATTTTAATTCGCTTGTAAAAATGTTTCCAAATCAGAGCAAAGATTATTTAATCAGTGCTGCTAAAATTGGACTTAATTCATCTACTAAAGGCATTGAGAAACTATCAACCAACGATGGTATTGCTCAGTTAAAGCAAGATTTAATTAACGTTGATAATATCAAGAGTCAAGCAGATAAAGACAAAGGTTTTAGGGAAAGCATCTATGGTGTTCTAAAAGGAGCATCTCGTGTAACATTTGCTACTCTACAAGCACCTTATCAATATCTAACTACAGTTGGTCGCGATCTTTATAGCCTAGGCAAAAAGGATAGTGTTGGCCTTACAGGTGTTTTAAAAAACGTAAACTTAGCAAATATGTTTATGGGGGATACAACAAATCTAGGTCAACTTATGCAGGCTACTGCTGGAGTTGTATCTGGTAAAGGACCTATTGATACAGGTTCAGGTTTCTTTGTTAGCCCTGAAAGTAAAGTTGGTGCTGGACAGGCTAAGGCTATGTCTGCTTATGGCCGTGTAAATGGTAAATCATTTACTTTAGGTCGTGCAGCATTAAATAGTTTAGGTGCAGATCCAAACAGTACACCATATCGTGTAATGTCTGGCATTATTGATGCTACGCTTTCAGTAGGTACTGATCCTTCAATGTGGTTTGGTCCTGGTTCCGTAACCAAGATTATTAAAGGTGGAAAAGAACTTTCTGCAGCAAAAGGTGCTGCTCAAGCAGTTCTAGATGAAGCAAATGCTGCTAAGATAAATGAAATTAAGAATCTTACAAAAGAAGAAAAAGCCTTAATTAAAGAACGTAATGGCGCTGAAAAGAAAATTCGCCGTACTATAGATAATACCTATCTAAAGGCTGATAGAGATTTAACAAGAACTGCTCAATCTAAATCTAATGCAGTTATTAATAAACTAGAAAAAGCATTAACATTTGGTATTGGTCGTGGAGAAAAAGTAGCAGGAGATCCTGATACAGTAGCGGCAATTGCAGATGGAAGCATTGGCGACTTTGTAGTTAAGAGTATTGCTGAGAAGAAGCCAGAAGGCGTAGTTGATTCTATAGCCCAACTAGAGGCAGATTATATCAATACTGGTAAAACATTTACTGGTATCTATCTAGAAGAGGCTCCTCAGGCTGGTAAATTACAATTTGGTGCTTTTGATAATGGTGAGTATATTGTTACTGCATCAGCAAAAGAACCTTTAGAATTATATGATCTTTCACGCACCTACAAGGGTGTAACGATGGAAGAACGTGGTATTGAGTTAGAGCGTCGTACCAATTTCTGGAATGACTTACAATTAAGATTACAAGAAAATATCTCAGACGAACTAAGAACTGTATTAACTAAATACATTCAAAAGGGTGCTGATGGTAAGAATGCTATTCAAGCATCTGTAGATGATATTGTTTTTGATGGTGGAGCAGAAAGCGTTTCTACTTTAATTGGTAGAGCAGTAGCCACTAAAAATGAAGAATTGATTAATCTTGTAGAAGATGCTGTTAAGAACCAATGGATTGCTGATGGTTATAGCAATGTCCGTGCTATCAATGGTGGTATGGGTGGAGTTGTAATCACTAATGGTGCTAAAGTTGGAGCACGCCGAGTAGGCGTTACAGATGTTATTACATCATTATCTGGCAAAGCGGAAATGAGTACTGCACTTGGTGCTAAGTTAGTTGCTTCAATAAAAGATGCTCAACAAGAGATTCTAGAAGCAAGTACTGCATTAGATAATGCTAAGGCTGCTAAAGCAGGAATTGATGGTAAGTTAAAAGAGATTGAAATCTTGCGTGATTATGCCGCACAAGATCCAGAACTAGTTGCTCAAATAATGAATGATCCTGAGAACATTGGGATTGCTAAGTTATTAGATCTAGAGATGGATATTGCAGATACTCAATACTTAAAAGAGTTTTATAGATCTGAAGTTGGAATAACTGATGGTTTTGGTGGAGCAGTTAAAGGCGATCTTAATAAGGCTGCTACCTACCTACTAGGAAAGCGCTTTGCTCAGATTGCAGAAATCGTAGCAAATGAAACAGACTTCTCTAGATTACATCGTTTATTTGGTCGTAAACTAGATGTTGAAATGACTCAAGAATTAGTTGCTGCTACTACAGTTGACGAAGTAATATCTATATTCTTAAAGCATTTAGCAGCACCTACATCTGATCCTAAGGTATTCCGCTCTCTTACTTTAAAAGCAGAAGCAGCAAAAATGGCCAACAGCCCAATATTC